CGCAGGTTTTGCGGGGATTGCCCTACCTGATTTACCGCAATTTGATATGAATAGCCTTATGACGGTTTTGCTTGGCATGTTGGGTCTTGGTGGTTTAAGAACATATGAGAAGCAAAAAGGGCTAACAAAATAATGGACGCATTAAAACTTGCAGAATTTCTGCTTAAGGACATTCGTGACCGCCGTGAGAATTATAAAGAGCGGTTGGCGGATGGTGGCTTTGACTCTATGGAGCAAGCCAAACTCATCGTAGGTCAGATACGCGGCCTGAACTACTGTGAGGATTTGATTAGGTCCGCGATGAAGGGTATCGAACTCGATGACTAAAAAACTTTTCGTCCCCGAAAGGGTGGCGGCCACGGCGAAATCTGCGCCGATTTCTGAAGTGCCTGAAAACATCTCTAAGGCATACGACAATCAGCAAGAGATGACAAAAAACAATGAAGACCCATCAAAGATGGAGGCTTCTGCGCTAGAGCGGCTCCCACAACCAGTAGGATACCGCCTCCTTGTCATTCCCTACTACATGCCACAAAAGACAAAAAGCGGCATCTACATTCCAGATGCAACTCGTGATCGTGAGAGTTTTGCAACTGTTGCTGCTTATGTTGTTAAGGCTGGTCCTGACGCTTACAAAGACTCAGATAAGTTCCCTTCTGGCCCTTGGTGTAAGGAAGGATCATGGGTACTTATGGGACGTTATGCTGGAAACAGGTTCAAAGTGGACGGTCTTGAGGTAAGACTGATAAATGATGACAATATTATTGCCACCATCCTTGACCCTTCCGACATTTCGTATGTATAATTCTGGCTGGAGATAAAAATGGAAATGAACACTCAAACTGCTGAAGCGCAAGAATCAATCTCATACGAGATTGATGATGACAACGAACAGGCGGGTACCGAAATTGAACAGGAGGCTGCTTCTTCTGAAGAAGAAAACAGTACAATTGTTCGTGATCAACAAGAGAACGAACTTGAGAACTACAGCGAAAATGTTCAAAAGCGAATTAATCAATTAACTGCAAAACGCAAGCAGGCCATGGAAGAGGCTGAGGCTGCGTTGGCTTATGCTAAGTCAATTCAAGAGCAGAATGAGAACATGAAGAAGCGTCTCGCTGAACTTGATCAGGGCTATATGACTGAGTATGGAAGCCGAGTAGAAACACAAGCCGCAGAAGCCAAGCGTATGCTCAAAGAGGCGTATGACAATGGCGATGTGGAAAAAATGGCAGAGGCTCAGGATATGATGGCTCGTTTGGCCATTGAGAAGGAGCGTCTTCGCGTTCAGAAACTTCGTGCAGAAAAAGAAGTTCAAGAACCAAAGCAGGAAGTTCCAACCCAAGCCAAAGCGCCTCAAAAGCAGGATTTAGACCCCAAACTACAAACGTGGATGGGTAAAAATTCTTGGTTCGGCACTGATATGGTGATGACGCGAGGCGCTCAGGCCATTCACGAGCAACTTGTTTCTGCTGAGGACTTTGATCCCAGCAGCGATGAATACTATGCGGAAATTGACAAGCGTATGCGCGTTGAGTTCCCTCACAAATTTCAGGAGAAGCGGGCAAACGCCCAGTCCGTAACTCCTGCGTCTAATGGACGGTCAGCTACCAAAAATGGGCGGAAAAAAACAGTAGAACTTACTGCTGGTCAGGTCAATATGGCCAAAAAACTAGGCATTAGCCTTGAACAAATGGCGAAAGAAGTAGCCAAGATCGAACAGAGGAGATCATAATGACAGATCGTTCAAGCCGTGACTCGCAAACTCGTGAGAGCAAAGCCCGCGTAAAAGCTTGGCAACCCGCAAGCGCTCTTGAGGCGCCTGAGGCTCCTGTCGGTTTTAAGCATCGTTGGATTCGTGAATCCGTGATGGAATACGATGATCGTAACAATGTTCACAAGCGCCGCCGTGAAGGTTGGGAACTTGTCAGAGCAGAGGAATACCCTGACTTTGATGCTCCTGTCCTTGATGAAGGCAAAAACGCAGGCGTAATTGGCGTAGGTGGTCTGGTTCTTGCCAGAATCCCTGAAGAAATTGCGGACCAGCGTAACTCGCATTACCAGCAAGTTACACAACAACAAATGGAAGCTGTGGATCGTGATTGGATGCGTGAAAGCAATCCGAACATGCCAAAGCTAAAACCCCAACGTTCTACCTCTGTGTCCTTTGGTGGCCCGAAGGTAGCTGATAACTAGGAGAAAATAAGATGGCTAATCAAGACGCCTCTTTCGGCCTGCGCCTTTCGCGCTCAGGTAACGGCTCCGACCTGACAAACATGCAGAACAAGTACCGCATTGCTTCTGGCTACGCTACTGCAATTTACCAAGGTGACCTCGTTGCAGTCGTTACCGCTGGTACAATTGAGCGCGTTGCCGCTGGCGGCTCTGGCTTGATTCTGGGTGTATTCAACGGTTGTGAGTACACTGACCCAACCACTGGTAAACCAACTTGGTCTAACCACTACCCTGGGTCAATCGCTGCTTCTGACATTGTAGCGTCAGTAATTGATGCACCTTACGCAGTGTACGAAATTCAAGCAGACGACACCTTCCCTGTTGCTGATCTGTTCGGCAACTTTGACATCGTTGACCAGTCCCCTGTTGGCGATACCAATTCTGGTATTTCCCGCATGGAACTTGATGTCACCACTGGCGCAACAACCGCGACTTTGCCTTTGAAAGCAATCGACATTTCTCAGGATCCTGAGAATAGCGATGTTTCATCTGCAAACACCAACGTTGTTGTAATGATCAACAACCACCTGTTTAGTGCTGGCACTACAGGCTTGGCGTAAGGAGACTGATTAATGGCTATTTCTCGCGCTCAATTGGCGAAAGAACTGGAACCCGGTCTTAACGCCCTCTTTGGCATGGAATACAACCGCTACGATGCGGAACATGCTGAAATCTACGACACTGAATCTTCAGATCGAGCATTTGAAGAAGAAGTAATGCTGGTCGGTTTTGGCAACGCCCAAACCAAAGCAGAAGGTGCTGGCGTTTCATTCGACAGCGCTTCCGAAGCTTACACGGCACGCTATACGCATGAGACAGTTTCTCTTGCGTTTGCTTTGACCGAAGAAGCAATGGAAGATAACCTGTATGATCGTCTTGGCGCACGGTACACCCGCGCACTTGCACGTTCAATGGCTCACACCAAGCAGGTTAAAGCCGCTGCTACGTTGAACAATGCGTTCGACAGCTCTTACACTGGCGGTGATGGTAAGGAGCTTTGCGCTACTGACCACCCACTTGCTGGCGGCGGTACTTTCCGCAACGAGCCAAGCACTGCTGCTGACCTCAACGAAACTTCATTGGAAAATGCTCTGATCGACATTTCCACTTTCGTTGATGAGCGGAACATGATCATCGCCCTTCGTGGTACCAAGTTGATCATTCCACCTCAGCTTCAGTTCGTAGCAGATCGCCTGCTGGAATCAACGCTCCGCGTTGGCACTGCTGACAACGATGTAAACGCAATCCGTAACATGGGCATGTTGCCTGAAGGTTACACTGTCAACCACTTCTTGACAGACCCAGATGCGTTCTTCATCAAGACTGACGCTCCGAATGGCTTCAAGCACTTCGAGCGTGCGCCTTTGGCAACCAACATGGAAGCTGACTTCGACTCAGGTAACATGCGCTTTAAGGCTCGTGAGCGTTACAGCTTCGGCTACAGCGATCCTCGTGCAGTCTTCGGCTCACCTGGCGCCTAATAACATCCCCCTTGTCTTTGTACTTGGGTTTGAAGGGGCGGCTTTACAGTCGCCCCTCTCTTATTGTACAATCACTTATCCCTGACAGTCGCATGGTGCGGCTGACACTAGCCACGACAGGAGATAAGCATGGCTAACACCACTTTTGAAGGAGCAGTCCGTTCTAAGGGCGGCTTCAAGGAAATTGACGTAAACGCAACAACTGGCGCAGTTACTGAAAACATTTCCATCACTCACGATGGTACAAACAGCGTTGTAATCATCAAAGATCTTCCAACTTCTGATCCATCAGTCGCAGGTCAACTCTGGAGCAACTCTGGCGTAGTAACCGTCTCTGCTGGTTAATAGGAGGCTACTATGGCTGGTCCAGTAAAAGCCTATAATTGGGCGCAGGGTACGTCTGCCGCTGTTGTGGGGCCTGCTAGGTCACGCATCCGTCAGATTGTAATCTACGCCGCCGCCGCAGGTTCGTTTACCATCAAAGATGGCAGCGCATCTGGTGAAACATTGATTACGCAAACTTTCCCTACAGGGATTCATCATCTGAACATTCCAGATAATGGCATTCTTGCAACAAGTGGCGCGTATATCTCTGCTTTCACAGGCGCAAGCAATGAACTGACAATCTTCTTATCATAGAGGTTTGTTATGGCCCACGAGATAAGATCTATCAGCCAAATAGGCACATCAGAGCCTTTTGAATTGCAGGTCGCTCGTGGGCAAATTCCCTTGCATTCTATACGGAATATTTTTGGCACAAATCCATCCATAGGGACAACGTTTAGAACGCCTTGGGAGAACAATACGGCGCTTCCTTTTCTTTCTTCAGCACAACAACTTTCCGTTGTTAGTAGTAGCGTCAGTGACACTGCTGTCAGCATTTTAATTAATGGCTTGGATGCAAACTACGAAATAATTACAGAAGTTGTATCTCTAAACGGCACAACCCCCATAACCACTACAAAATCATTTTTTAGAATAAATGACTTGATAACTGTTGCTGGCAATGCGGCAGGAGATGTAACAGCAAGTTACAATTCGATTGTATATGCAAAAATAATTGCAGGACGTGGAAAAAACCAAGCAGCCGTTTTTACTGTTCCTGCTGGATATTCTTTTTATCTTGGCCGCATTGACGCTTTTACTGCAACAGCAAATAACGACACAAAAATCATGACCTTCAGGAATAAGGTTACTTACTCTGATGGGCGTATTTTTAACGTGGCTCAAACTTCTTTTGTTCAGCGCATGGATATTGCAAGGACACTTCCTTTTAAGGTGCCAGAGAAGGCAACTATAGAATTTCAAGCATCTATGAATAGCCAAACTGCTGATATTGGAATATTTGGCGATGGAATTTTATTAAGAGAACAAGGATCGTTATAATGGCTCGTAAACCCGCAAAAATGCCTGCCCGTAACAAAAAGAACTTTCGTCCTACAAAATCTGGTGCTGGCATGACTAAGGCTGGCGTGAAGGCGTATCGCCGTAAAAACCCAGGTTCAAAACTTCAAACTGCTGTAACAGAAAAAAAGCCGAGTAAGGCACGCGCTAAACGCCGTAGTTCATACTGCTCTCGCTCTGAGGGTCAGAAGAAGATGCACAATATTAATTGTCGCAAGACTCCTAACAAAAGAATTTGTCAGGCAAGAAAACGTTGGAGATGCTAAAATGACAGATCACGAAACAGAAGAACGGCAGTGGAAGTTTATTTCAGAGATGCAAGGCGACATAAAAGTAGTATTTAATAGGCTCGATACAATTGAAAATAATCATCTTGCTCATATGCAGGATGACATTAGTAAACTGGATCAAAAATTATGGATGATTTTAATGGTTGTATTCGCGCAACTATTTGCCATAGTTGGCGGTTTTATTGTTTTTTTGGTTAGATAATGGCAATTGGTCGATCACAAATGAGGCAGCAAGTCTCGAAAGGAGGCGGGAGAATGGCAAAAGATGCTTGTTACAGAAAAGTTAAGGCAAGATATAGAGTCTTTCCTTCAGCGTATGCTTCAGGAGCCATCGCTAAATGCCGTAAGGTGGGAGCCAAAAAGTGGGGAACTGGAGGAAAAAGTAAGACTGCTAAGACTTCGACACGCAGAACTGCAAAAAGAACTACTAAAAGGCGGTCATGATGAGGTCACCATTAAAAAGTCCAAAACCCAAGAGAAAGTTCAGAGGCAAGAAGATGGAAGGGACAGCAGTAGCGAGAGGTTGCGGATGCGTCTCATCAAGAAGGCGTAAGCGCACTAAAGGATCTGTGGAGCAGTCATAATGGCAGTTCGTAAAACGAAAAAGGGCGCCGCCCTTAAAAGATGGTTCAAAGAGGAGTGGAAAGATGTTCGCACAGGCAAAGCGTGTGGTCGTAAGGCGGGTGAGAAGCGTGGGACGCCATATTGCCGCCCAACTAAGCGAGTTAGTTCAAAGACTCCAAAAACTGCTTCAGAGATGACAAAATCTGAGAAGCGTAGTAGAATATCACAGAAAAAACGTTTAGGGCAACCAGCAGGAAAGCCTAAACGTGTATCGCCCTTGCGGAGAAAGCGTAAGTCATGACCACCTCAGGTTCAACAGATTTTGAATTGGATGTAGCAGATTACATTGAAGAGGCTTTTGAGCGTTGTGGCTTGGAAGTGCGAACTGGCTATGATCTGAAAACGGCAAAGAGATCGTTGAACCTTTTATTTGCTGACTGGGCTAATCGTGGCTTAAATCAATGGACCATTGCACAACGGCAACAAGTTGTTACTGCAAGTGATGGTGAGTACGATCTTGGATCCGATGTTATTGATGTTTTGTCTATGGTGATACGCAGAAGCGGTACCGATTACACTATGGATCGGATTAGCCGCGATACATATATCAGCATTCCAACAAAAACCACCACTGGACGCCCAACACAATTCTTTATTGATCGTCAGGTCACGCCGCAGATTAAAGTGTGGCCATTGCCTGAAAATAGCACAGATACATTAATTTTTGACTGTTTAACTAGAATTGAAGACGCGGATACCATGACTAATACTTTGGACGTTCCGTTTCGGTTTTATCCGTGTTTGGCGGCTGGCCTTGCATATTATATCGCCATTAAAAAAGCGCCAGATCGCATTCAAATGCTAAAGGCAATTTACGATGAAGAGTTTGATCGCGCACAAGCGGAGGATAGAGACAGGGCATCATTTAATGTAGCGCCTAATCTTCGTTATTATAGGGTATCGTAATGGCACGTTTTGCGACAGGTAAGGATGCTTGGGGGATCTCAGACAGATCTGGTTTCCGTTATCGCTTGCGTGATATGAAGCGCGAATGGACTGGAATGCTGGTTGGCCCCGATGAGTTTGAGGAAAAACACCCTCAACTTGAGCCAATTAGAAACCTGCCAGACGCAGAGGCTATTAGGGATCCACGTCCTGACACGAGAACTGAGCCAGCAGTAGAACAATTGCTCGGCATCAACCCATTCAAATCAGGATCTAGTGGCAGCGCCGTGGTTACTGTTATAGAGCCATCTCATGGCAGAACTACTGGAGATACTGTAAGGTTTAGGAAAGCGGAGGGTTTTGATGGCTTTACTGAGTCTGTATTGGAAAACGCAAGCGGCTATACAATCACTGTGGTTGATGTTAACTCGTACACTTTCACGGCGTCATCAGGGACAGCAACCGAAGGTAGTAGACGCGGGGGCGGTCAAAATGCGACTGCTGGCCCCGTCACGTTGGAGAATTAAATGAGTTTTACATATAGCCAATTAAAAACAGCAATTCAGGACTACACAGAGAACACGGAAACGTCTTTTGTGACAAATCTTCCTGTGTTTATTAGGGCTTCAGAAGAGCGCATTTTCAAACTTGTTGATCTTGAATTATTTCGCAAGAACGCAACGTCTGCGCTAACAACATCTGATCCTTATTTGTCCGTTCCATCTGACTATTTGTCTTCTTTTTCGCTTTCAATTACTAATGGCAGTTCAAAAGAATTCTTATTACAGAAAGATGTGAATTTTTTGCAGGAGCATAGCCCCAATTCTTCATCTACTGGAACCCCTAAATATTACGCTTTTTTTGACATCGACAACTTTATTGTAGCCCCTACACCTGATAGCAATTACGCAGTTGAACTGCATTATTACTATCGCCCCGCATCATTAACGGCTGGGTCTGATAGCGGCACAACATGGTTGAGCGAGAATGCTCCAAATGCGCTTCTTTACGGATCGCTCGTAGAAGCGTATATTTACATGAAAGGTGAAGCTGACGTTCTTGCTATGTATGAAAAGCAATTTAGTGAGGCTTTATCGCGCATCAAGGATCTGGCCGAGGCCAGGGAAAACAATGACGCATATCGGCGGGGACTTCCCGACAGGCCACGGACATAGGAGTAGATCATGGCAACAAGTAACGCGGCAACCACATATCTTGAACATGCAGTTCTCGACTTCTTGTTCAAAAATAACTCTGAGGCTTTTGCATCGCCTGGCGACAGCATTTACATTGGCCTTGCAACAGCAGTTTCAGATGCCGAAGCAGGCACCGTGACTGAAGTAAACACGACTACTGAAGACGCTAACTATAGCCGACAGCAGGTAGCGGCCTCTGGTTGGACACTTGCTTCTAGTGCAACTGATGCTCAGACAGTAACCAACGCATCTAACATCGAGTATTCAGCATCAAGCGGGATTGCTTCGTATACGGTTACTCATGTGTTTATTGCTGACGCTTCCACAAGCGGCAACATCCTGTTTATTGGCGCACTTGATGCGAATAAGACGATTGCTTCAGGCGACATCTTCCGCATCAATGCAGGTAACCTAACTGTTGAGTTGAAGTAATATGGCATTAGTCCTTTCTGATAGAGTCAAAGAGACTACAACAACCACAGGCACTGGCACATACACTTTGGCTGGTGCCGTTGGGGGATTTGAGTCTTTTAACTCTATTGGAAATGGCAACACCACTTATTATGGTTGCACCGATGGCACTGATTGGGAAGTTGGTATTGGCACCTACACTTCTAGCGGAACTACGCTGGCAAGAACCACGATCCTGCAATCGAGTAACGGCGATGCCGCAGTGAATTGGTCTGCTGGGACTCGTACAATTTTCTGTACACTTCCTGCTGAGAAGATTGTCAACACGGACAACCTTCAATCTGAAGGCAATAATTATTTTGACCCATTAGGAGAGGCGGTAGCACTCGCTATTGCTTTAGGATAATACGATGGCAAACTCTTTCAAATCTAAGACAGACACTGCTATAGGCACTAGCGCAGCGACTGTATATACATGCCCCTCTTCGACTGAGACAACAATCATTGGGCTGACCGTAGCAAACATTATCACAAGTCAGGTTGAGGTAGATGTTCAACTTGATGCGAGTACCAGAACTTCTGGAGCGCAGGATAGTGTGTACATTATCAAGGATGCACCTGTGCCAGTTGGGTCATCTTTGGTTGTTATCGGCGGAGATCAAAAAGTTGTTATGGAGCCAGGTGATACCTTAAAGGTAACATCCAACACGGCGTCTTCCGCTGATGTGGTGTTATCTATTCTTGAAATTACATAAGGAACATCGCTATGGGATACATAGGTGCAGGACCAACACGCTTCAACACTGCTGATAGCCTAAACATCAATGGCGATGGCGCAACTGTCACTGGGATCAAAGACGAAGACAACATGGCATCTGACAGTGCCGTCAAACTCGCCACTCAGCAATCCATCAAAGCATATGTAGACAGCCAGATTGGTGCCAACAATGAACTGTCAGAGGTTCTTGCTAACGGCAACACCACTGGCGGTAATAACATTGCATTTGCTGACAACGACAAGGCCATCTTTGGTGCTGGCAGTGACCTTCAGATTTATCACAATGGCAATGACAGCGTTGTGCGTGATGCTGGGACTGGCGACTTGCTTCTTGCAGGTTCAACTAATGTTAAAATAACAACAAGTGGCTTTGGTGAAACTATGGCAGAGTTTGCCACCAACGGTGCGGCAACTCTTTACTACGACAACGCCGCCAAACTCGCCACCACATCATCTGGCATTGACGTAACTGGCACGGTGACGGCTGATGGGCTGACGGTTGATAGTTCAACAGGCATCACAGTTAATGGCCCGTCAAGCAGTGATGGTAAGTTAAACCTTGTTGCGTATGCTGGAACACAAAACGCAGAAGCCAGAATACTTGCGGCTAGAGGCGCAACAAGCGGCACAGATAGCCGCCTAAAGTTTTACACAAACAACGGCACGTCATTAGTTGAACGTATTGATATTAACGACAACGGCGATATTGCATTTATGTCCGATAACGGCACAACGCAAGGTCTGTATTGGGACGCCTCCGCACAGGCATTAGGGCTGGGGACTACATCGCCTAGCAATGCTTTAACAATAGAATCCTCTGGCAGTAATTTTGCAACAATGCGTTTGGAAGCGCCTAGCAACACAACCCCTGCGGCCTTTCAAATTCGTGCGCACGATGGCCTTTTTGACATACGAGACGCTAACAACAGCGCAATCCGAATGACCATTGACAGTAGCGGCAACGTGGGCATCGGAACTGCATCTCCGACTGCTGACTTGCATATCTCATACGGCTCTGGCTCTGGCTTGCTTGTTGAAGACACAACAAACAGCCCATCAGTAAAGTCTGTAGTTACATCAGGCAATACAGAAAGTTACTTTGGCGCAACATCAAATCACCCCCTTGTCTTCCTTCAAAATAATACAGAACGGATGCGGATTGATTCGTCAGGCAATGTTGCAATTGGCGACAGTGTTGCAGAAGCAAAACTTCACGTTAAATCCTCTGGCACTGCTGGCTTAAATATCTCACAGGGTGTAAAGATTGAAGGGCTAGGTGTAGGCGCAAATGGCGATGCCGCTTGTCTTTCTTTTGCGGCAGGGGACGCTCAAGTAAAAGGAGCAGTAACTTTTACAAGAAATAGTTCATATGGGCGTGGCTATATGAGTTTCTTAGTAAATGGAGATGCAAGTTACACCAACCCATCTACTAGCGATGAACGGATGCGCATCACATCAGGCGGTAACGTGGGCATCGGGACATCACCTCTAGCCAAATTTCACGTTGATAACACAAACTCTGCTTTTTATATGGGCTATGGTGGCAACGAAGATATTTACCTTCAGACCACAAACGGCAATGTGTTGTTCACAGACAAGGGTGCAACAACGGAACGGATGCGGGTAGATTCGTCAGGCAATCTGCTGGTGGGTAAGACATCAGACACCTATAATACTGCTGGCTCTGTAATCAGGGCTAGTGGCATGATTAGGGCGACTGTATCAGGCGATGCGGCGGCACAATTTAACAGGCTGACCAGTGATGGCACTTTACTTAACTTTTCTCGTTCTGGAAGCACCGTAGGCTCTGTTTCTGTCACTACCACAGGCACAACCTACAACACCACATCAGACATACGCCTAAAGACCGACATCGCACCAATCGCAGATGCCACAGACAAACTGATGTCGATGAACGCAGTATCGCACAAGTGGAAGGCAGAGCCTGACGCTGATGCGGTGGTTGGCTTTATCGCTCAAGAGATGGCAGAGATTGTGCCAGAGGCGGTGAGCAAAGGCGAGGGCGAAGATGATATGTGGTCTATGGATTACGGTCGCATCACGCCTGTGCTTGTAGCGGCGTTGCAAGATGCACATAAGAAGATTGAACAACTGGAACAGCGTATCGCTGAGATGGAGGCTAACTGATGGCTGTATCATTAAATCCAAACGGTTTGACGCTAGGTTCAACAACGGTTGACGATTGGAATGACGCTGGTGTTTGGACTTTGATTGAGGCTGTTGACTTTTCTTCTTACGTCTCATCAGTTGATTTTACCACAGGCATAAATAGCACCTATGACACTTATATGTTGATTGGTTCTGGTATGCACACGAACAATGCCGCAACAGAGGCTTGCGTCCAAGCGTATGTAAATGGTGCGTGGCAAACGTCTAACTATATGGTTATCTCTCAACGAATTATTCGCACAAGCACAAATGCTAATAACCAAGACACAACAAATTATACAGACTGCCTTTCAACGTCATACTTGAACCCTAAAGGTGGCTCAAATCAAGGCGTGGATTTCAAGGTTATTTTCAACAACCCATCTAGCACCAGTTATCGGGTGCAAGCGATGGGTGAGTGGTGGGGCGAAGATAATGCCGTCAACCTTGTTTATAACAATTGCGCTGGTGTTTATCGCGGCGGCAATCAAGCAATGACAGGTATTCGGTTGCGTATCCGAAACGGCGTTTCATTCAACGGTTACAAAGTCGCTTTATATGGCTTAAAGTATTCGTGAGGTTAGTATGACTAAAATGCACATAAAAAATGGTCAATTTGTAGAGATGACACCAGAAGAGGAAGCGGCATTTGACGCTGATACATCTGTATTTGAGGCCAACGATACGGTTCGCTGGATGCAAGAGTTACGCAATGAGCGTAATCGCCTCTTGGCTGAGACAGACTATTGGGATGCGTCTGATACGCCCGACATGACCCAAGAGCAGATTGACTACCGCCAAGCATTGCGTGATATAACTAATACCTATTCATCATTGGATGATGTTATCTGGCCTGTAAAACCGTAGGAGTAGTAAATGTCACGAGCAAGAGATTTAGCAAACATTGCAGATGGCGACATCACTGGATCACTGACGCTTGACGGCCTCACTGTTGCTGGCAATGTCAGCGTAGACGGCGGCACGATTAAACTGGACGGCAATTATCCGACAGGCACAGGCAACGTAGCGTTGGGTGATGGTGCGCTTGATGACGCAAGTTTATCGGGCAGTTATAATGTTGCGTTAGGTGGATCTGCGCTTACGGCTAACACTACCGCATCCAACAATACGGCTGTTGGTTTTCAATCTCTACTCTCCAACACAACTGGCACAGGCAACACCGCCGTTGGTACTAGCGCATTGGATGCGAACACAACAGCACAATACAATACTGGAGTTGGTCAAAATGCTTTGGGGGCAACGACTACTGGTAGCAATAACACTGCTGTCGGCCTAAACGCCGCTGACGCAAACACAACTGGCGCAAACAATACTGCAATGGGTGTGTCTGCTCTTGGAGCAAGCACTACGGCAAACAACAATACGGCTATTGGTTATGCGTCACTTGAGGCAAACACCACAGGCTTTAGCAACGCCGCTTTAGGCGGTCGTTCACTTGATGATAATACAACTGGCTCACAGAATACGGCGTTGGGCTATCAAGCATTGTCGGCGAATACTACGGCAAACAACAATACGGCGGTTGGCTTTCAGTCTCTGTACGCAAACACCACTGGCACATCCAATGTTGCTGTAGGTAAATCAACGCTTGATGCTAATACTGACGGTAATAGAAACACAGGGTTAGGCGAGAGTGCTTTAGGTTCTAACACTTCGGGCGATAACAACACTGCTGTTGGTCAAGGGGCGTTGTTTGGAAATACTACAGCAAATAACAATACAGCCGTAGGATATCAAACTCTTGTTTCTAACACCACAGGCACAGGCAACGTGGCAGTTGGTTCGCTATCTGCTGATGCAAATACTACTGGGAGTTTCAACACTGGGCTTGGTTATAATGCCTTAACCGCAAACACTACTGCTGGTCACAACACAGCATTAGGTTATAACGCCCTTTCTAGTTCAAACGCCGCACAGAATACCGCCATCGGCTCTGGTGCTATGTCATCTAACACGTCAGGCGCAAGCAATGTGGCTGTAGGTTATTTGTCACTAGGCACTAATAGCACCGCAGACAACAACACCGCTGTTGGTTATTATTCGTTGAATCAAAACTCCACAGGCTTTGGCAATGTGGCTGTGGGTAAGGATGCCTTACAGTTTAATACGACAGGCACTCTTAATGTCGCTATTGGCGCACAGGCTCTAGAAGATAATACAACGGCAAGTAACAATGTGGGTGTTGGATATTTTGCGATAGCCAATAATACCACTGGCGCAAACAACACAGCGTTAGGTAATCTCTCATTAGCCTCAAACACCACCGCATCAAACAATACGGCTGTAGGACATCAGTCATCTTACTCAAATACAACTGGCACTGAATTAGCATCATTTGGTAGATGGTCTATGTACTATAACACCACTGGCAGTTATAACACAGCGGTTGGTTACTCTGCTATGCAGTCTAATACCTCTGGTAGTAACAATTCGGCATTTGGCAGATATGCGCTGTTTTCAAACACCACAGGCGCAGGTAATGCGGCGTTTGGCTACCGTGCGTTAAGTTCTTATAGCGGCAATTACAACACTGCACTTGGCGCAGACGCACTTCAAAATGCGGTAACAGGTGGCGCAAGCAATGTGGCTGTTGGGTATCTTGCGGCAAACCAAACAACAACTGGCTCTGACAACACTGTTATAGGCCGTGAAGCACTTTATTCTAATACCACAGGTGCATATAATACGGCTCTTGGTGAAGACGCACTTTTCTCAAACACTACCCAATCAAGAAACACAGCCGTTGGCTATCAGGCGATGCGTCAAAATAGCACTGGCTCTGGCACTGCTGTAGGTTTTCAGGCTCTTTATAGCCAAACTATTGGTGTTGACAATACAGGCGTTGGTAAAGAAACACTTGGGAGCAATACTACTGGCAATAGAAACACCTCTTTAGGTTATCGTGCCTTATTTGCAAATACCACCGCATCTAACAATACGGCTTTGGGCTATCAGTCGCTATATGCAAACACTACTGGCGCAAACAACACTGCTATTGGCTATGGGTCACTTGATGCAAATACAACTGCGTCAAACAATACGTCTGTTGGGTATAATTCTTTAACAGCAAATACTACTGGCACAGAGAATGTTGCGGTGGGTCAAGGCTCACTTGAAAGCAACACTACTGGTAGTTACAACGTGGGCTTAGGCCGACAAGCATTGCTATTTAACACTAGTGGCGCAAGAAATATTGCTATTGGTAGAAATACGCTTTATTCAAACACCGTTGCAGATGATAACACTGCCGTTGGTTTCGGTGTGATGATTGCAAACACCACTGGCACACAGAACACCGCACTGGGTCAAAGCGCCCTTGATGCTAACACCACAGGCAATTACAACGTGGCTCTTGGCGCACACGCTTTGGGGCAGAATACTACGGCGTCTGACAATACGGCTATAGGTAAGGATGCGCTTACCTCAAACACCACAGGCCAACACAATGTCGCTTTGGGAAAAGAAGCAGGTCTATCTAATGTAACTGGTTCTCATTCTACTTTTGTAGGCAAGCAATCTGGCTATTACACTACTGGTGACAGCAATACTTTCATAGGTAGAAGCGCAGGGGAAAACGTTACCACAGGCACAAAGAACACTGTCATTGGTCGCTACAACGGTAATCAAGGCGGCCTAGACATCCGCACATCCAGCAACTACATCGTGCTGTCAGATGGCGATGGTAATCCTCGCCAGATTATAGATTCGTCAGGTCAATTTAGACTTAATACAACTAGTCATCTTTGGACAAGCAATGAATTTGCATCGTTTGATTGTCCTAATGATGGCGTTACAGTTAGGTCACAATATGCGACTTTACTGTTGAAGAAAACGGCATTTGCAAACTCAAATTTTGTTGTGTTTGGAGATAATTCTTCAAATGTTGTTGGGTCAATTACTTCTGGCGGCACTAGCGTTGCCTACAACACCACATCAGATTACCGCCTCAAGGAAAACATAGTTGATATGACAGGCGCAACTGAACGCCTGAAGCAACTCAATCCTGTACGCTTTAACTTTATTGCGGATGCCGACACAACTGTTGATGGCTTCCTTGCACATGAGGTTCAGGACATTGTTCCAGAGGCAATCACAGGAACAAAAGATGAGGTTGATGATGACGGTAACGCAGTTTATCAGGGCATTGACCAATCAAAACTTGTGCCGCTTCTTGTGGCAACTATACAAGAACTTGAGGCTCGTATAGCCGCACTTGAGTCCAACTAAACTACAGGAGTATAAAATGGACGAAATCACAGCAGAAGAAATCGCACAGCACTATGTAGCAATGGGTCACAGCGTTGACCTTATCAATGCTATCATTGCTGGCGACCACGATGAAACTATGGACGCGGATGAACGTGCAGACTGCGTAAGCCGTAACGTAGAGCATTTGGAAATTATGGTGGCAAAAGATTTCTGGACGTCAGAAGATATGACCGCCGCTAATGCCGCAATTACAGCAGGGAAGGCTTACTAATGGCTAACACATACACTTGGGATTTCCCACAAATTGATACAGCACCATCTGAGGGTGGCCTCACCGATGTTGCAAAGACAATCCACTGGCGGTTTACTGCTGTCAGCGATACGCACACCAACGAAGAGGGTGCGCCTTTGTCTGTTTCAGCATACGGCACAGCATCTGCTGGCGAGGCTGACGCTGATAATTTTACAGCGTTTGATGACTTGACTAAAGATTGGTGCAAGGCAAAGGTTCTTGCTGGTCTTGAGAAGACTGAGGATGAACTTTCTGCTATGCTTGATGAGCAAATTAACAATTTGGCTAATCCACCCATTGTAGGAAAACTTCCTTCTTCATGGTAGAATAGCGCAAAAAGGAATGTAGCTGATGGCATATCTAGGCAGAACACCTAGTCAAGCGGTTCGCAGCCGTTATTATTTCACCGCTTCTGGCGGTGAAACCTCATTAAGCGGCACGGACGACAACGGCAACACGTTATCATTTAACGATGGTAACTACGTTGACGTGTACTTGAATGGTGCTTTGCTTGTTGCCGATACAGATTACAACACCACAACGGCCAACACGATCAGTAGCCTCGCCGCGCTAACTGCCAGCGACGTTGCTGAGATCGTGGTGTATGATACCTTTAGTGTATTTAGCGGTGATGTTTTAAGCGATTTTAGTGTTGGTGGGGATCTGGCAGTTACTGGTGGGTTATCTTTTGGTGGGGATCTGGCAGTTACTGGCAATACTACATTTGCTGGTTACACCGAAAGCACCGTTTCTATCGGAACGGTTACTTCATCTCATACGCTCGATATTACTAGCGGTACTTTCCAAACAGTTACGTTGACCGCTTCTACCGCAGCCACCTTTACAATGCCGACCGCATCTTCTGGTAAAAGTTTTGTCTTAATTGTTAACCAAGCGGCAACTACAGGCAATGGAACCGCTACCTTTACAGGTGTTTTATGGGCTGGGGGAACAGCCCCAACTGTTACAGCCGCTGCTGGCTCTGTTGACATGTTTAGTTTTGTTTCTGACGGCACTAATTGGTATGGAAACGCAACTCAGGACTTCCAGTAATGTTCGCGGCTCGTAATGTGTTTTTGACAAATAGCAGTGAGAGTGGGCCAATCATCACTGGTGGACAGCAAGAATTTACCACCGCTGGAACTTATATTTGGCAAGTTCCCTCTGGTGTTTCAAGCATCTGCGTTGTGTGTGTCGGCGGCGGTGGTGGTGGTATGTATTATAGTGTCAGTAACTCATCTTTCACATATGCTATGAACGGTGGTTCTGGCGGTGGCCTTGTTTGGGTTAATGGCATCAGTGTATCGCCCGGGCAGAGATATGAAATTGTTGTTGGTGCTGGTGGCAGTGGTGGTGCATATCCTAGTGGCTCAACTGATGGTGGCGATTCGTCCTTCAAACGGTGGGGCAGTAGTTACCCAATAATCTGCGAAGCTGGTGGTGGTGCGCGTGGCGTTTACACCTCGTCTACTATAGTTGGAGGAAATTTTAATGTTGCTTCTGGGTATGGCACTTCCAACGGTGGCGGTAGAGGGGGAGGGGTTCAAAGTCTAAGTTTGTCAAGTTACGGCCCGGCTGGCGGCGGCGGTGCTGGTGGTTACGGTGGTGACGGTGGTTACGGGCGAGCTGACTACCTTTCATCTGGTGGTGCTGGGACAAATGGTAGCGGCGGTGGCGGCGGCGCATCCTCAGACCCAACTTATGTAGACCATATCTCTGGCGGTGGTGGTGGAGTAGGAATTTACGGCGAAGGCTCGTCAGGAGCGGGTCAGACGGACGGCTCTGCTACAGGTGGTTCAGGTGGCGGCAACTCATCAATCCCAACAAATGTCAGCGGCTCACAAGATGGCGGCTTATATGGCGGTGGCGGTGGCGGCAAGTCGTCTTCATATTGGGGCGCACACGCTGGTGATGGGGGCGGCGGTGCTGTTAGAATTATTTGGGGGGATGGTAGGGCTTTTCCATCAACGTATACGGCGGATGTTTGAGGTTAAAAGATGTTTGGCGAATACTCACTAGCAGAATATTCATTTGCAGAGCATGGGGTTGTGTTCCCTGGGTCACAGACTGTTAGTGCCAACTTCACGCAAACATCAGCCGCGATAGGAATATTTTCAGGCGAAAGTTATATGCTAGGAACTTACTCCAAACTTTCTGTTGGGGTAGGTATTCTGGTAGGCATCGCCGAGATGTCTTACCAGTTTAACCAAGACTCCGCAGCGGCCTTAGTAGCAAGCGGTGTTTCCGAGCAGTCTTTTGTCTTTGATCAGTCTTCGGCGGCGAACATCGTCAAGGAAGACTCGTCATCACTCAGTAGTCAGTTTGACCAAACATCTATCGCCGCGCTTATAGCATCGGCTGTAGCAGATGCAGATTTTGTTTTTGTTCAAAGCGCAGATGGCAATGTCATTAAAGATGGATCTGCTGACGCCAGATTCACGTTTATACAAACGTCTGACGGTAGTATAATAGCGTCAGCTCAATCGGATGCGGTTGCGGCGTTCACGCAAACAACAGACGGAACGCTGATTGCGACATCTGAATCTGATATGATTACGTCATTCTTGCAGACAACGGCAGGAAATTACACGAGTTCCGCTGCGTCTGACATGATATTCTTATTCATACAGACCACCGATGGTGGATTGCTATGGGTGCCGATTGATGCGTCAACAAATCCAGAAGTTTGGTCAGAGATTGTTCATAGCGGTGACACATGGACAGAAATCAACGCTGGTGGTAATATAGAGCCTTGGACAGAGAAGGTGGTTTAGATGGCTTCGACATATACTTCAAATAATGGTCTTGAAAAGATTGGAACTGGCGATCAGTCAGGGACTTGGGGTGATACGACCAATATCAACTTTGACATCATTGACCGTGTTCTGAACGGCGTTGGGTCGATTACGTTGTCAGGCACAACACACACGCTGTCTACAAGTGATGGCGCGACATCTGCTGGCCATTACCGCGTTCTTGTACTCGGCGGCTCTCCGTCAGGAACAAACACGGTTACTATTGATCCAAATGACCAAGAGAAGGTGTACTACGTCTACAACAACTCTGGTCAATCTGCCATCTTTACGCAAGGTTCTGGCGGGAATGTCACCGTCACAAACGGGCAGACAAAAATTATCTATGCTGATGGTGCGGGTGCCAGCGCCAAAGTTTCTGAAGTTCCCACCGATCTTGTGTCGGACAGTTCCCCGCAGTTGGGCGCAAACCTTGACTTGAACAGCAACGATATTACTGGAACTGGTGACATCAACATCACTGGTACGATTACGTCCTCTGGTGCGCTGTCATCTGGAGCAATCAACAGCGGATCTGCATCTATTACTACAACTGGGACCGTCAACACAGGAACAATTGATTTTGGTGATTGGACAATCACAGAAAGCGCTGGGGTTTTATACTTTGCTACTGGCGGGACAAATAAAATGAAATTGGATGCTAGTGGCAACTTGACTGTTGTTGGTGATGTAACCGCCTATGGCACTGTTTAGTGATTAGGAGGTTGAGATGGCTCTTCCGCCAAGTGGTACATTAAGTCTGAGTGACATGGCTACTGAGTTTGGTGATAGCACGCCAAACTCGATGAGTGAGTTCTATAAAGGCGGTAGCCTTGTTCCAAGCCAAAAGATTGTTGATGCGACAGGTAGCAATCTTTCGACTCTTTCTGGCACATATGCCCCTAAATGGCAAGGCGGCAGTATTCCTAACAATTTGCAGGTTTACCAAGGTACGTCAGCAGAACCATCTTCGCGCAGCACCTTGGCTGGAGCGGATAGGTACTTGGCAAACGGAAGCCTAATCAGCGAGAGCCAGCCCGATAACTTGTATCCTACATTTACCAGTCAAAACAATGGAACATGGACTGCGCCATATGCAGGAACTGTTCACATTATCTGTGTTGGTGGCGGGGCATCCAGTTCTTTTTGGGGCCGTGAAGGTGGCGACAACGGTGCTGGTGGTGGTGCTGTGTATGCTACAGCAACAGTTTCTAGCGGAGCAGTTTTAACATGGTATGCTGGTGGTATGCCAAGCGCGCAACCTTTGGGTTCAAATGACGGTTCTGGAAATGACGGTGGTTCAGGTGGTGGCGGTACGTCACGAGTTACTGGAACAAACAGTAGTGGGACGGATTTTACCGTAAGGGCTTTGGGTGGGCAGTATTCGCCTTTCTCTTGGATTTGGAATCAAGGCACATCCAGCGCATCACAAGTTAATAGCCGTAATAGAACGCTTGGCGGCCCTGCATATGCTACTGGTGGATGCACCGAAGTAGCGGCATATAGTGGTGCTGATGGTTTTTGGTGGGGTTCTGCTGGAACAACTGTTCCTAGCGGCTGGGGTGATTCTGCGTTGAACAGTCTTATTACAAGCACCACAACATGGAGCGGTCACACCGCAAGTGGATACCGCAGTCATTCTGGTTACACAGATTTGTCACTAAACACTAGCACAGGTGTGCTGACTACTGGCAGTGGCGGCTGGGGGCAAGGTGGTCAAAAACAAGACACTAGCGATGGAGGCGGTTCTCTTGGTGCGCCGGGAGTTGTGTTTATTTGGATGGATCCAAAAGAATACCAAGCAATTAACGCTTCGGTTCCTACTTCTGGTACAATAACCATATCAGACTTCTATGGTGCGGAGGATGCCTAATGCCTTTAACTAAGTTGCAGTTCCGACCAGGCGTTAATCGCGAAATCACCTCCTACAGTAACGAAGGCGGGTGGTATGATTGTGACAAAATTCGTTTTCGCTTTGGTTATCCTGAGAAAATGGGCGGCTGGGAAAAGTATATGCACACCACATATCTTGGGTCTGCTCGTTCATTGCATAATTGGATTGCACTAGACGGCTCCAACTATCTTGGCCTCGGCACTCACTTCAAATACTACATTGAGGAAGGCGGTGCATTTAACGATGTTACGCCTATTCGAGAAACCACCGCCGCTGGTGACGTTACATTTTCCGCCACAAATGGGTCTTCTACGATCACTGTCTCGGACACAGGGCATGGCTGCTTTGAGAATGACTTTGTAACGTATTCTGGTGCCGTGTCGCTCGGCGGAAATGTAACAGCAGACATTCTTAATGCAGAACATCAAGTTGTTAGCATAACTGATGCAGACACCTACACAATTTCTGTTTCTGTTACCGCAAACTCTTCTGATACAGGCAATGGCGGTTCAAGCGTTGTTGGTGCATATCAGATCAATGTTGGCCTTGATACCTCTGTTGGCGGCACAGGTTGGGGCGCAGGAACATGGGGTCGTGGCGGCTGGGGTTCAGCAGAACCTAGCGGCTTGACAACCACAAACGAAATCCGCCTGTGGTCACATGACAACTTTGGCGAGGATCTATTAATCAACCCAAGAGACTCAAACATCTACTATTGGGACAAGTCGAGCGGTCTTGCTACCCGCGCGGTTGAACTAAGCACGCTGTCTGGCACGCCAACAAGCGTTCCTCAAATTGCAAAGCAAGTTCTGGTTTCTGATCAAGATCGGCATGTGATCGCATTTGGTTGTGATAATGTTGGCGCTAGTTCCTCGGCAACGCAAGGAGATGGGACGCAGGATCCGCTTCTTGTTCGTTTCTCTAGCCAAGAAAACCCACTTGATTGGTGGCCGACAGCGACTAACACTGCTGGAGATTTGCGACTTGGTTCAGGGTCAAAGTTTGTTCAAGCCGTTGAAACAAAGCGTGAGATTATGATCTGGACTGATACAGCCTTGCACTCGATGCGGTTCATTGGCCCTCCCTTTACTTTTGGTTTACAGCAGTTATCTTCTGGCATCACCATTATGGGGCCTCATGCGGCAGTAGCCACAGAAGATGTTGTCTTCTGGATGGGCATTGATAACTTCTATGTGTATTCTGGGCAAACACAACAGTTGCCATGTACGGTCAAAGATAAAGTATTCAATGACTTCAACCTGTCGCAGACGGACAAAGTCATTGCTGGGGTCAACTCAGAGTTTGGCGAAGTGACATGGTTCTATCCATCTGAGACAAACGCTGTTGCTAATGGTGGTACGGGTGAGAATGACCGTTATGTGACCTACAACTACATGGAAAAAGTTTGGTACTTCGGCACACTTGAAAGAACTGCTTGGCTTGACCGTGGCACTCGCACTTATCCTGTTGGCGCAGGTGGTGGTTATCTGTACAACCACGAGTTTGGCTACAATGATGATGGATCCGAAATGAACTCGTTCATCGAGTCAGCAACGATTGACATCGGTGACGGTGATAAATTTGCCTATATAAGCCGTGTTATTCCTGATCTGACGTTTGACGGCTCGGCGAATTTGAGCAGCCCACAAGCGACATTTACAATCAAGTCTCGTAATTTTCCTGGCGGCACGTTTAACTCTGACTCTGGGGACGTAATCCGCACCAGCACGTCTCCCGTTGAGCAGTACACAAATCAATTAAATGTACGTTCCAGAGGGCGGTCTTTTGCTCTGCGTGTAGAATCTGATGCACTTGGTAGCAAATGGAAGTTAGGAAGCCCTCGCATTGATTTAAGACAGGATGGTAAGCGCTAATGTCTTCTAATCAAATTGCACCGCCAAGACTACCTGATGCTCCATTTGAGTATAGTCAGCCGTATATGCAGGACTTACTGCGTGCGCTTGAAACATTTATTCAGCAAGAGCGCAACCCAGGTGAATTGCGCGGCACAAGAATAACACTAACTGATCTTCCAACGTCATCGACAGGTCTTGAAACAGGAGCATTGTATAATGACGCAGGAACGGTTAAAATCGTCACATGAGGTAAAGTATGGGTCTTAATCTTGGAGACATTCTGAAGGCAGCCGCGCCAGTTGTTGCGGGTACGCTATTAGGCGGGCCTGCTGGCATTCTTGCGGGGATCCCTGGACTTGGTGCGGTAGCGTCAAGCCCAGCGCTTTCATCTGCATTAATTAGCGGCTTAGGTGGTTTGGCATTTGGCCAAAAACCAAAGGATGCTTTGCGTTCTGCTCTTCTTGGCGGTATTGGTGGAGCGGCGTTTGGAGGCCAAGCGGCTGGTCAAGCGGCTGGTCAGACTGCTGTGACACCAAGCATGGCTGGTATGAACCCAGCAATTCAGAAGCGTGTTGCAGATGAAGCGGCGCAAAGAGCATCAACGGGGTCTGGATTTGGCGCATTCCGTGGCGTTGCCCCTGCGGCAAAAGGCGAGACAATGAGTGGTCAACTCCTTCAGAGCCTAGGCTATGCTGGAGAAGACAAAGGAAATCTTTTGTTTAAGATTCTGAATACTCGAATGGGCGAGGGTGTTGCGGCTGGTTTGTTGGCTCAATTGCTTGCGGGAGACGAAGAAGAAGAAGATTCTCGCGGCTCCTTTGAGCGCCGTCCTTATGGTTACGGCGGTCCTGGCGGTCAGATTGGCGGTATTAATTATATGGCTGACGGTGGTGAGCCTGACTATTTCCCTCGTAGAAATGGCGGGATTGACCCATCCGAGGGATCTGGAACGAAAGATGACGTTCCTGCTATGTTGATGGCTGGTGAGTTTGTGATGACCCGTGACGCTGTAAAAGGCGCAGGCAATGGCAACTTGCGTCAAGGCATCAATAAAATGTATGATATGATGGATGATTTCGAGAGGATGGCGTAATGGCAGTCCAGACAGTAGAACAAGTACAACGCCTCGCCCCATACCTTGAGGGCTTGGAAAAGCGGTTGCTAGGCACCGCTTTCGGCACATTTGATGGTGAGACGCAAACAGCGCCAGGCATCCTAGACAAGCCTATTGGCCTTCCACAATATCAGGTAGCAGGCTTTGATCCTCTTCAGCAGGCTGCACTTGATTATGCCCCTAGTCTCGTAGGGTCATATGCTCCATTTGTTGGCGGTGCGGCGGGTCAAACCTATGGCGCACAAGCGGCATTAGGTGCTGGTTTGGGCGCTTTGGCTGACCCAGCAGCGGCTTTGGCTCAGTATTACAATCCGTATACCTCTCAAGTTATTGACCAGACAATGGGTGATATTGCTCGTGCTGGTGAGATGCAGCGCCTTGGCCTTGGTGCTAAAGCAGTTGGCGCAGGTGCTTTTGGGGGATCACGTCAGGCTATTGCAGAATCTGAACTTGGTCGCAATGTTCTTGAGCAGCAGGCTCGTGCTGCTGGTCAGTTGCGTCAATCAGGCTATCAGAAGGCTCTTGAAGCCGCACAACGTGGCGCTCAACTGATGGGTGGCCTTGGCCAAGCATTTGGCCAATTAGCAGGGACAACTGCTGATATTGGTCGCGTTCAATCTGAACTTGGCCGTGCTGACGTTGGCATGCTGACACAACTTGGTCAGATTGGTCAGTCTCAGCAACAGCGTATTCTTGAGGCTCAACGTCAGAACCTGCTTCAGCAGGCTCAGGAGCCATACACACGGCTTGAGATTGGTCAGCAGTTGCTAAAAGGTGTACCTAGCGCTGGTCTTGGCTCTACATTCAAATCCGCCACAACGCCACAGACCAATCCGTTCTTGGCTGGTATTGGCGCATACACCGCCCTGCAAGGCATTCAACCTAGCGGTGGCGGTAGCGTATCGCAGTGAGGTAAATAATGGCTGATCAACGCCCTGTACTACCATTAACATCAGGTATTGGTGCTGTAACGCCCACTGGCATTGACAGTGGGGAGCAGGCTTTTAGAAACAGAACTGGTCTTATTCAAGACTTTTTGTCTGGGATTGGCATGGGGTTTGGTCAAAATCAATCCGCTGTTCCTATGCAGAGTTTTGAAGATATTGAATATTCACAGCCAGAAAGAGCGCCAGATAGTTTTTCAATCACTGACATCTTTAGCGGCATTTCACCTTCCACATCACCAAGCCTTTTAGATGTTGAGTCTGGGCTTTCTATTAGCCCTGATGATACTTCTATTATGGAAAGAAGGGCTGAAGAGGCTCGTTTAGCGCAGGCTCAGGCAGAAGCAGGTAAACGCCGCAAGGACATTATTGAAGGAATAGATGAAAAGACCGCAGCAAAAAAAGCAGCAGATGATGGCAGTGATACTGCCGTTGTTACAGGTGATGCACGGGAAAGCGCTATTCCTGACAGCGCTTCTGTCAAAGGCGCTGACACTCCAATCAAACAAGCCACAGTAACGGCTCTTGATGAATATCTGAAGAGTGCGCGGCCTGGTGTAGCGCCTAAAGATTA